ATTTGCTGCCCCATGCGGTACAGATCCGCAATGTAGGGCAGTTGGTATTCTGGTGCGCTTTGCGTGATTGTTTGCGCTGGACCGCCAAGGCTCATGGCTTCACCTCTTCTGCAAATGTTACCGCAAGTTGCTTCGCATTAAAAATGCGCTTCCAACCCATGCGGCCTTGAATCGTAATGACATCACAGCCTGCCCGCTTGGCGTATAACCGCACAGCCGGTGCAAATGCTTTCGTCAACTCCTCCAGGCTGCCGCCAGCCAACCAGCAATTGTACACACGCTTTTGTGGATACTGTCGAATCTCTGCAATTATTGCAGCGTCAATGCCTGGAAGAAAGATCGCTTTGCCTTCAAGAACAGCTTGTCGCACATCATCAAGTGAAAAAAGATTGCCCGCGTGGTCAAGAGCATCTTGCAACCACGGGGAACACCGTTGCCATTCCTGTTCAAACATTTCCTACAACTTCCTCGGCATCAATCGCGGGGGGTTGTTTTGTGGTGCCATGCCGCGCTGTTCTTACACGCTCCATCAGAGCATACAGTTCTTTTGCCCCTGCTTTGCTCGACCCATTGCCCAATCCGGATACTACATCCGCCGGAATAACAAACTCCCCCTGTGACAATTTTGCAGGTTGCTTTACTTGACCGCCTTCAATAAACGCATCAATGTCGTCAGACATTCCATCACCAGGGCCATCAAGATACCCGCCCGATTGTTTTTTGGTTTCCATCGTAATTTCTGGCTGAGTTCCAAGGGTGTTGTACAGCCGTTCTAGTCCTGACACATACCCTTGATACCCCTGTGCAATTTCTTCGGGCGTTGGGCCATACCGTTTTGCCGCTTCGGTAGGATTAAATTGAAAGGGATTGGGATTAAAAAATAACGGCAACCCTACCATAGGGTTGTAAATATTTTGGCCTGATTCGCTTTGTCGATTTGGCGGTTGCGGCGGCAACATCGGGGCCGTCAAAGCGCGGTTGTACACAGGCGCTACCTGATACTTCGGGATCTTCACTTCTGGCGGCGTATTGCGCAATGCTGCTGCAAGAGATGCCAAACCAAACCCTAAAGTTGCAAGTCCTTTGTCCGATGATGTGCTTGTCCCCGACAGAAATCGTGACAAAATATTTCCCGACCCTGATTTAAACCAATCTGAAAAATCTGTAGTTCCAAAATCAAATGTGTTTGGGTCAATAGCGCCCGGCGTGCCCGGGTCTGCACCAAGCATGGGGTCATTAAACGCACCAAGATCAAGATTATCTGAACTGCCGCCAGAAGACATGATTTACTCCTGCGATATAAATGTTGCCGTGACAATTGCCGATGGTATAGCTGGTCGCGTAGGGCTTGATGATGCGTTGTAGTGTTCTATATATGCGCCTGTGCTTGCGCCGCTAAAGGCTTCTGTAGAACACCACATCAGTTGCACATAATCTCCAGCGATTGCCGACACTATGAAATTCAATGCCGCCACTGTATGAAAAGGATCGGATGAAGATTTTCTTGCTGCCAACCCAAACCGTGTATTGGAATTGTCCAAGTCAGTGCCATTTTTCCTGAACCAGACATCAATATCTTCTGGACTGTTTGCAAAGTTTACAAGCTGCAAGCTAAATTGTATGTTGTAAATTCCTGTGTATTCAAAAGTAATTTGTGAGGAATTTCTGATTACTATTCCATTTGACGCTGCTGTACTATTAAGCGTTATTGCATACGCGGTGCTGGTACTTGCTGCGGTTTGGTCGGTAGTATCATAAAAAGAACCATACGGGAAATCAAAAAACCTGCCGCCAAAATCGCCAAAAATACTTGATAGGTTGGTATTGGTTCTTAACAGATACAACCGCAAAACATTCAGCAACTGCCCTTGATATACATCATCGTACAGTTTTGGCGGCGTGGGAAAACTTGGCACGCCAACTTGTTTGATGTAACTCATGCGCCTTGCCCGGTTGCCCTGCCGTCTTTACGCACATCAATCCGCGGTGAGCCAAGTTGCCATGTGGTGCCCAATTGGTTGGATTCAATCTTCATGATCATCTGCCTGCCGCGCACTCTTACATACACTTGCCCTGTGAATCGCTCAATGTTCAACGTCGTAGACCGTGCAATAATTGCAGAACTTGATCCACCCTCGGACTGCGGACTATTGTATCCTGATCCTGAGTTCATCATGGGGATCAAAGTCATGGTTACTTGTGGCGATGCCGCCGTGGAACCGTCAAAGGTAATGTCTGGAACGATACGGTAGACAAACCCAAGACTCTGGCCGTCTTCAATGTCAAATTCTGCCGATTCAATGTAGGCATGAATGGGCACAGGCGTTCCTGTAGTGTTGTCATCTACACCACTTTCGTGCTGCACGATGTTGTTGGCGTAGGTTGCTGCTTGCGGGTATTCTCGCAATCCCGAGTCACTCCAGGCGGTGCGACCGAGTGTTCCATAATACCAAATGTCTTCAAGGTAGTTGTACACAACATATTGGTCAATGACTGTAGAGTTTACAGAACAATAAAACCACCAAATTTCTGTAAACCCTTCATTTGTTCCTGCAAAAATTTGATCCACCTGGGATGTATTGATGTTTGAAAATACATGCCGTCTAAGATCGCATTTCATTGTTTGCAGTCGGCCATCGTATTTATAGAACTTGTCTACACCCATCCAGTAGACCACACCCGATGCAACGACTGTGCTGTTTTGCGAAATAATGGAGATGTTGTCTCCCATCATTTGGGCGCCCCATACAAGCGGCGTGCCAAGATATTGCAACGAATAAATGGCTTGATCTGTAAATACCAGAATTTCCTGGCGCGTTTGTATTGCTGTGATAATTTCTGAGCCGTGTGATAGTCGCAACGACCCCGCCTGATTTGCAGATGCCGGCGCCCAGTCAAGAAGCGACTCCTGGTTTGACCAGCGAATCAGCATCGGGTCAAGTGTTGCGCTACCGTATTCTGTTGTACCAAAGGTCAAGCAAAATCGGTACACATCAGAAATCAGGAAATTATTGTTTTTTGATGGTACGTCTTCTATGTTGGAGATATACACCCCGCTGCCGGTGGACGACGTATTGACCAACGCGCCAGCCGGGGATGATGAAATATTTGCAGATGCGCCATTGACATTACGCAGGTAGTACACAAGTCCTGCTGTCACTCCTGTGGGCATTGATGTGGTAGCGGCAAACTTGAGTGCCGTACCTTCTGACAACAACACGCTTGCAAAGGTAAGTTCTGTCGGGCTTGCCGAGGTGAATGTCACTGCACCGCCTTGGCTTGACAGCAGCTCGGCTCGCGTTGTTACTCCGTTTGTAGCATCCCAGTAGTACAGAGGGCCACCTCGGTACCCCGCTACAAGATCCTCTCCCCAATTCTGCATGTGCCACAACCGCGTGGATTCTGTTCCTGTTGTGCCAAATCCCCAGGTTCCTGTGCCCCAGCCTCCCGCGCCCCAGCCAATCACGCCGCCTTGGATAGCCGGCCCTACATTGATTTCGTACTTTGCTGTAACTGTTCCTCCGCCAGACCCAGATGCGCTTGCTGTATTGGCGGCAGTAATCGTATAAGTGTTTGTTCCTGTCACAGTTATTTGGTAGTTGTTATTAAGAGCTAATCCATTGAACGGTGATGTTGCGCCTGAAAAGGTTACAAAATCTCCCGTTGCCCCGCCGTGTGTGGCGTCCGTAACAGTGACCACTGCAGACCCGCTTACCGTCGTAAACGGATTGGTCAGCGTTTCTGTAGCTCGCAGCGGCGTAATATCGTAATACGTCCCGCCACGCTCAATATAAAGCTTGAGATTTGTGCCAATTGCAAGAAGGTTTTCAAACGACAGGGTAACCCAGTTCCATAGTGCGCGACATACGCCAAGAAATGTGGACCCAGAAATTCTTTGCCAACCGCCAATCTTCTCTGGCGTGCCTTGGCGAAAACGTATTTTCTCCGATATATACCAACCGTTCTCGTTGGTATACCGGGTGTTTTCTTTATTTACGCCAGGACGAAGTTGCAGTTTGGTTAAAGGCACGTTTTACCTCATTAATGCAGCCTCTGCTGCCCTCCTTCTTGTAAGTCCTGGCAACACGCGACCACTTGCTTTATTCCATTTTAGGCACTCAGTTGCCGCACCTTCCCAGTCGCCCGCGTCTACACGTTTCTTGAACGTCGAAATCCTGTAGTTTCCTAGGCCGCAATTGTACGCCCATGACAAAACTGCGGCAAGTCTGCGCGGGGCCGCGCTCGGCAGCGTCGGCGACAGTTTACAAAGACCGCCAAGAAAATATTGCACATGATGGTCTAAAGCTTCCTCACACTGCTGCATTGTCCAGACGGTTTGCGGCGTAATGTCCGGCCCTGTTGAACCGTATCCTATGGTCCACGGTGCGCCGCCAGAACCCGGATCTGGATAAGCCTGCACGAGACCGTCGGGACGGCGGCGGGCGAGACCCTCAAAGGGTTTGATCAAGACGTTGATTGATAGTTTGATAGCGTCGTCCACAATTTACCTCAACCGCAATGCATCGCGCAAAAATCTCCGTGGCTTTGCGTTCCTCAAGCTCATTGCGCATCGCCATTGCGTGATGATTGCATTCTTCAATCGATTCAAAACTTGTCTTTGTCGTTGCCATGCCGCATGACCCGTTAAGACAAAAAAATAAGATCGGAATAAACGTCATCATTTTTGATACTTCTCAATTGGTCTTCCAACAAAAAAGAATGAGATGCACATCATAAACAACGCAAAGTCGTCCTGATCCCACACCGTCACAATCACGTCATACCACGGAGCATTGGTCTGAAATGCAATTACCAATGCTGCTGTTTTGACAGCTGCGTACATGAAAAAGAAACACCATGTAATTCCTGGTCTAACAAGGGCGCTGATTGCCGAGACAAACCATCCCGCTTGTTTTGCAGTCTCCTGCTGTTCCTTAAATGCCGTTTTGATCGTATCCAATTGCTGGATGGAGTAATCCACATACCGTTCTTCGATACGAAATTCGCCACGCAGTTTCTCCAGGTCGGTTTGCAGTCGAAACATGTTGAGTTCATGCGCACGCTCGTTTTTTTTGTCGAGCAGTTTGAGTATTTCAGGAGCTAGGCGGAATAGCCCCCCGAAGATACTCCCTAAAAGACCTCCGCCTAGCAGATCAAACATTACTCATCGTCCTCTTCGTCGTCTTCGTCGTCGTCATCCTCGGCATCTACGGCTTTTAACAGCAATTCGTAGATGTCGTTATAACCCGAATCAATCGATTGTTTGCCTACCAAATCTACCAACTGATCGAACTGCTCTTCCGTTAACGCTACATTTGCAAATGTCTCTGCCATGATTACTCCTTTACGATTTGTCCACGAAAAAAAGCTCGCCCTTCAACCACTTCGCAAAGCTCCGGCGGAGCCAAGCGACCTTCACTGTCGAACGAGAGAACAGCAAAACCTTGACACCAGTTAACTGGCGCATCTTCAAGATAATGAAAAGCATCGGATCTTGGTTCGGCTAGCATCCCTGTCGCCACACCGTACCGACGGCCTCGATAATCCCCGAATGGTTTGACTTCCAATTGATGGGTATGCCCGCACACCATGTTAATGCCTGAACGCAGCACGTTGTTATACGTTGAATGAATGCCCGAATGGTATCGGTGTTTCACAATCGTGTTCTTGTTGATAAACACCGACCATGACTCTTGCCAATTTGGCAGATGGTCTTTCAAACACATTCCGTATACATCGCGGATTTCTGGCACTGCTGCGGCAAGCCGCTTTTCAAACCTTATGTCATGGTTCCCAATCGTCCTGTGCAGGTATGCACCGCGCGCTGCTTTTTGAATGCCAGACATTGCAGCTTGTACTGCGTCGAGTTCTTCTTTCATGCTTGGTGGTTTGTGCCACCCCATGGGAGAAAACGAACTCATCGAAGCAGCATCGAGGATGTCCCCGT